GGCGCGGGCTCCGCTGCTTCCGGCTTACTCGCAGCATCCGGATCGCGCAGCGATACCACCGATCCCACTGGCACACGTGGATCAGCTTCGATCGTATGGTTGGCCAGGATCGTCACCCTCGAGGGCCGCAGCTGCGCATTGCCCTTCTGCATGCCGGTTATCAGGCCGCCTTCCTGTACGTCTGTCACTCTGCCAAACACCTGAGGCCGATCAAGACTCAACATCACCAGGTCTCCCACCTTCAACTCATTGCCCAATGCATCCTTCATTTTTCCGCCGCTCCTTCTCTGTGCTGCATGCACATGCTTGGAGCATAACCAACCAAACGCCGGCGACGCCCATTCGGCTTGCGGATCCGAATACATGGCATCTGCTAACGCAATGCTTGGAGCATCGGGCATTTTTGGGCTCAGATGCGCCGCGATCGCAGGACGCCCGATACTTCGCCGCCTGCTAACGCGATGCTTGGAGCATCGGGCACAAACGCGCCGACGCCAGGCGAACGAATGCTCGCTGCTGTTTGTTGTTACTCGCTGATGCTCACTACATGATGCGAGGCCCAGGAAGCGGCTTGTGGAAGCGATCGAGCGGACCAGCTGAGTAGTCCATCAAGCTGCGCAGCCATTTGCCTGGTGCAACGCCGGGAGGAACGCCGGAAGCCGCGCGATTTTGGAGTAGCTTTTTGAACGCCGGCAATGACACATCCGGCAGCCTTATAAGGAAGGCATCGAGAGCCCGTTTTTCAGCCTCGCCCCAGGGGCAGTTTGGATGCTCCGGGTTAAGAGCCTTCCAGTAGGCAAAAACCTCCCGCTGGAACGCCGCTCCCCTCGAATCCGATTTTGGGGGTTGGATACCACCATTTGCACCGGGAGCAACTTTATTCTTTGCCGTTGCCACGCTCACGCCAGAATTTTTTGGATGTATCCCATCACCGTGCCCATTCAAGGCCATCCTAGGGGCGTTTACGGCGTTTTCGCCATTTTTTCGCTTTGGTTCGCCGCGGCCGGCAGCTCGCGGATTCGTGCCAAGCGCCCTGGGGTTCGTGCCGAGCGATCGGGGATTTTTTTTGAGCGCCTTGGGGTTCGTGCCAAGTGCTCGAGGCCGAGGCCGGGAATCGTGCCCGCTCCGCGCAGTGGAGCGGGGTGGGTGAGGTTGCTTTTGCTTTTGTACTTTATCCGTAGAGGTATAGGGCATTTCATGAGCAATGCTTGGAGCATCGTCTTTTTTCGCCGCATCTTCGCCTAGTTTCGCCTTATGTTTGCCCCACCGCGCGCGCGCCGCTTTTACGGCTTTATCGTGTGCTTTCTGCCGTTTATCCATCCAGCGCGTTTTTTCAGCCTCAAGATCCGCGTGATGGTACATGCCGTCGCGACCCAAAAAGAAGCGATGCATAACACTTGCAACCGCAATGCTCCAAGCATCGACCGGCATCTTGGCGATCCGAGCCAGCTTCGCCTGGTCGTTTGGAAGCGGCCCGTTGATCCATAAATGCATACGCAGATGCAGATAAGCCCCTGATTCAGAGGCATCTAGATCGGCTGTTTCTTGAAGGTAGCGGCCCACAATGATGGGCATGAAGATGTCAACTTTGGGATTGAACGTGGAAGTCATCGAATTTGATCCTTGGCTAGTGCTAACGGAATGCTTGGAGCATGAGCGCAAATCGGTCCGAAACATGACCGCAAAGCGTCCAGGAGAATGCTCGGAGCAGCTAGCTACTCGCTTGGTTGTGGGGGAAATTTGATGTCGACTCCGAGAACTTCCGGTGGCCCGGCCAGTACCTTCTCGGCGGATGCTTGGAGCACGAGCTGGATGAAAAGGTTGAAACCCAGGCCACGGTGTTTTGCAGCTCGGCGCACCAGCGCAATCTGCTCATGGTCTCGGAAGTAGACGCGGGTCGAAATACCCTCCGCGATCAAAGGGTGAGGTTTCAGGCGAGCGTTATTTTTTGGCATGCACGCAATGGTATAGCAGTGGTATATCTTGTCAATACTGCAAAAGAGGTTCGAAATGGGCCGGGATAAGCTGCAACGCCAGGCATGGACAGACTTCGTGGAGCGTGGGCAGAATGCTCAGGCAGCGGTCGATCGATTGACGCGACCAACGGCTATTCAATTCATCGTCGATTGTGCGCCGGCTTCTCAGGGCAGCATGCGCGGCATTTCCATCCTGGCTGCAGATGGATCACCGCGCACCGTCTTCAAAAGCGACAATCCGCGCACCCATCCCTATCGCCGCGCCGTCGGATATGCGGCCCTCAATGCTCGAGCAGCTGCAGGTGTTCACGAGATTTTCGCAGGCCATGATGTGCCCGTGCGTGTGGCTGTGACCTTTGTGCTCAAGCGGCCTAAATATGCGCCAGCATCGCGATCGCGGCCAGTCTGCAAACCAGACCTGGACAAATTAACGCGCGCCACGATGGATGCACTGACAGGCGTGCTCTATGTCGATGATTGCCAGGTTGTCGATGACGAGCACCACAAAATTTATGGAAGCCCTGAATGTGTGCATATCAGGGTCGAAATTGTCGAGGAAGGTTAAAGGAGCAGATGAAGGATATTGTTTTTCATTGTGTAATCTGTGGCGATCCAATCTCACCTGAGCGCGTGACGCGCAAAGCGGTCACCTGCAGCGAGGCTCACGCGAAGGATCTCAAAAATGCACGTCGCCAGCTTCGCGACATGACCAGATGCAGAAACTGCAACCGGCCGAGTACTCCGGAAGAACGCAAGCTCTTCACTGCTTGGCGCAAAACACTGGGAGTGAAGCGAGGATGGAAGACAGGCAATAAACGCGGGCCGAAGAAAAAGCCGGCTGAGGCTAGCCATTCCGGCGGCGCATCACCGCTTGAAGCGCACCTGGGATCGATCTCGGTTTGATTTTCGATACTTGCGGAATGCTGCCTGCATGGAGCAATCTGACGGGAAGGCCACACCTGGAATGAGCCCGAGTTCCTTTACAGGAGAACATCGACAATGAGCAGCATTGCGATTCGTCGCACCCCACCCTCCGCCCCCGTCATCGCCAACACCGGCAACTCGCAGATTTTTGCGCAGCTCGCCAACGCAGCCCTCCCCACCGCACTGGCCGCGCCTGGCAAGCTGGCCATTGAAAGAAAGCAATTCAGAGTGCGGGCCGAAGGCAACGCCTACGTCGCCGGCGCCTATACGCTGAAAGCCTCGCTCTATGCAGCCCTGGTGGTTCCCGCGGTTCCCTTTACCGCGGCCAACTGGACGTTGCTCGGATCGGGCACGGCGCGCGCGATCGCGGCCACCACGTATGCTCCCTGGTGGATTGAAGCCATCCTCCAGTTCGATTCGCAGAGCGGGATCCTGCATGGGGTATTCAACCAGCTGGTGAACAACCTCTACGATGCGAGCGCAGCGCTGGCCAACAAGCTGGCCGGCATCAACGGCAGCAACGTTGTGCAGAACCAGGGCGCGGCCGGCGTCACTCCTGTGCAGCCCACCGATCCCGCGTTCTACTTTGCCGTGGGCCTCACCTTTGGCACCGCGGATCTCAACATCGGCAACCTCGAGAACTTCGAGATCGGATTCTAAAGACAATGACCCGATGGGACCGGCGAGACAACGCAATCGCATATGCCGTTGCCCTCGCCGGTCTGCTTGTTGGCATCTGGATGAATCTCCACCAATGAACAGAGGAGCGACATGGCGAAGGAACACGAGATCAAAAAGGCCCTGGGCGGCAAGAAAGAAGGCAAACGCGAGGGGCCAAAACTGCATACGCATGGCGTGCACTACGAGCGCGCCGGCAACGGAGGAGTCATCGCACACGTCCACCGCCACACCGGAACACCTGGCAGCGATCACGCGCCGCACCACATGGAGGAACACGTGCTCCCCGATGTGGAGGCAGCCCAGGAGCACATGCAAGAGCATATGGGCGATCAGCCGGCAGCCGGCGAGATGGAATCACAAGAGGCAGCTCCGGCGCCACCAGAACAGGGCGGCGGCGCAGCGGGGATGATGTAGATGGGAACCACGCGACGCGGCTTTTTAGGAATGCTTGCAGGATTGGCGGCCGGCTCAGCTGTACCGGCGCCGATCCGCGAGCTGCTCACGCCATGGGTCAGCCTCTGGCGCCCAGCTGACTTGATTTATAAGTCGCCAACGGCCGTCTATTTCACGAATGACCCGATGCGAGAGATGCCGCCGCACTGTGGCCAAATCGTTATCGACTTCAAGGACGTTGTCATCGGTCAATATGCGGACTGGCCATCCTGGGAAGACTACGGCCGCGTCGTCGATCTCGAAGTGAAGCCATCGATCGACCAAAAAATAATCGACGCGCTTCCAGGGCCGCAATGACAAACGCGATAGACGTTGCACGCATCGGCGAGGATTCCGCTTATCGCGATGAGCTTCGCCACCGCGCGCAAACAGATCTGTTCTGGCTCACCAAATATGTGCTCGGCTATGACAAGGTGAGTGATCGCTGGCACCGCGAAGTTGCCGACGTCTTCATCAAGAAAGATCCATCGAAGCCGATCGAGGATCAACATCGCAAGCACAAGCGGATGATTCTCCTTCCGCGCAAAACCTACAAAACCAGCTTCAACATCGCGGACACCGTGCAGTGGATCCTCTGTTTCCCGGAGATCGCGGTGATGGTGATGACGGCTTCAAACTCGCCGGACTCGCCCCTGGCCGATGCATTCGTGGCCGAAGTCGCCAGCCACTTCTATTGCCCCGAAGGAACACCACAGAAGATCCTCCACCAGCTCTTTCCAGAACACGTGCTGCTGAAAATGCCCAAGGCGGGCGAGTTCACCACGCCGGCGAGGACCAAATACCGCCGCGACCCCACCGTCAAAGGCGTGTCTATTGAGCAATCACTCAGCGGCTGGCATCCGGACATTCTCAAATCGGAGGATGTGCAGGACAACCGCAACTCGCAGACGCCTTTCGGCCTGCGCAAAGTGCGCACCAACTTCTACATCAACCTGAAGATGATGGGCGAGCATGGCTTCCTCGACCTCACAGGTACGCGCTATGGGCCAATGGACCTCTATGGCGACATGATTCAGAAGATGGATGACAGCTGGGTCCTGCTCTGGAGGCCTGCCTACATCCGCAAGCCGCATGCTCTGAAGCTCGAAGACGATCAATTGACCGAAAATGATGTGATTTTGCAATTTCCGGAACAATTGTCCTGGAACTTCCTGAGAAGTGAGAAGAACCTGGATGAAAACTCGTTCTGGACGCAATACATGAACATCGCCGAAGGCAATTTCAAACCCACCTTCCCCATGGAACGCCTCGAGGCTGCAAAAATCTGCGACGACGATACGCCGGACAACGGCAAGATCCATATCGCATGGCGCTTCGAGTATGCCGAGTGCAAATATGCCGCCGCGGCCGTGGGCGCCGAGAAGGCCGGCCGCATGACCATCATGGAAGTGGTGCGCGACACATTCACCCCCACCGCCCTTTCGCGGTGCGTGATCAGCCTGGCCCGCAAATGGGAGACACACCGGATCCAGATCGAGGAAACACCTGGTGCGCGATCGATGGAGCAGCACATCCGCAACCAGGCTCTCGAGGATGCCTGGCGCATCGAGATCCAGTGGATGGAGTATCTGCAGGATTCGACCGCGCGCGCCCTAGCCATCAAGAGCGCGGAACCTCACCTGATTGCCGGCCGACTGCTTTTCTCTGACGGGATCCAGAACGCCCAGGAGGTTTTTCGGCAGCTCTATCATTTCGGGATGGTCGAGGACCAAGAGATTGCATCGGTTGTGAGTCGCGTGGCGGCCTGCCTGCCGGCATCGATCGCCGCCGATGGCTTCGAAATGACCGATGATGATGCCTGGCAGGCGCAGCTGGACCAGGACGCCTATAACCGGGTTTACGGCCGCGGTCAATATGCCGAACGGGAGCCGGTCATTGAAGTTGTGGAAGAAGAGTGGCAGCCGCCGAAGCACGATGAATTGAGCGATGCCATGCCGGGGTTGAGCGGATGAATAGTGAAGAACGCCTCATAGACGCGATAAATGGCGAGCTACCCGAACTACCGGCGTGGAAATGCCATAAGGTCGTTGGCGCAGCCAAGATTGTCGAAATCACACACCGGCCCGCATGTGTCAGCGATCCGGCAGAAATGAGATCAAACCGGGTTCATCTTCAGTGGGAGGACCTGCACTGGCTTGTTTATATGTCAGATGCATGGGTACAACGGTTCAAGCCCGAGCCTGGTGGATACCTGGTCATTTACGAAGACCACTACACTTCTTTTTCGCCGGCGAAAGCTTTCGAGGATGGATACACATTACTTGGGCAGCCGGAGCGCGCCGACGAGCCAATCAGTGTTTCTTCCTCAAAAGTTATTCTCACACCGGCCGGGGAAATCAAGCAGTTCGAAGTTACGCAGTATCCGGAGGGATGTGTGCAATTGACGAAAGAACAGGCCCTGAGTTTGGCAAAGGTGATCCTCCGGAGGTTTGAATAATGCCAGTTACCAAAGAAAACCTGAATGACATTTTCACATATCACGCGCCGACTGAAGCACAAAAGGCGCAATACGTGGCCATCCGGAACGCGGGCGCAGATCTTGCTTTCTCGATTCTCGAAAACACACCAACCTGCGCCGATCAGCAGGCCGCGATTCGCCTGGTGCGCGAGGCTGTGATGACGGCCAATGCCGCAGTCGCATTGAATGGGAAGGTGTGATGGGCCTGCGAACTACGCACACCTATGTGAAACTCGAGGTCTGCGAGCCGGCCTACAGGGAGATCCGCGCGAAACTATTCGCTGCAGGCTACTCGCACGCCTTCGAAGTAGGCGATTCGAAGGAGCACGGACGCGGCCCCATCGATATGACTGGCATCGCTGTGATTCCGGAGCCGATGAAGAAAAGGCCTGGGACGACAACCGTGACGCACTATGGCTGTGGCCATGTGCTATCTGAAACCACAAATCCTGTTGTGTACGATCCAGCTGGCCTTCTATGTGAAACACAAATCAGCAATTTGTCTGACGCTGATTGCGGACACTGCGCAGAGATTGAGGCAGCGAAACAATGATCAAAGAAGCCAACCAGCTTGTTCTCTTGCCGCAAAGTGAAGAATCGCCGACTACTGACCTCAAATCCTGGGCGCTTGTTGAGTTATTCGGTCACCAGAGAATAGTCGGCTTTCTATCTCAACAGGCCTTTGGCAGCGGCGTGTTGTTTCGCGTAGATGTTCCGGACTTAACCTCGTCAGGCAAAGTCATCCGCGAAGGCTTCACAAGATATTTTGGGCTGGCAGCAATCTACAGCATCACTCCAATCTCTGAGCAGATGGTCAAAGAGCTGCTACCGGGCATCGATGGAACTCCAGGAGAAGCACGTGCCTTGAGTTCACGTAGTTATTCACGCGATGATGCAGGCTACTGAAGGGAGCTAGGCGCATGGCGACATTGGCGGGAGCAGTGAATGGGCAGGCGATCATCGAGCGATCCGATGTCGAGCTGCAAGGCCCTGGCTTGGATCCGAAGTACACCGATGATGCGGCCGTGGCGCTGGTGATCCAGGACCTGCAGCGCGCGAAAACCTACCTCGATCAAAAGCAGTGGAACCTACACTGGCGCGAAGCCGATGTACTTTACCAGTCGCCGCGCACCAACCAGTCCTTCGAAGGATCCACGGTTGCCCGCGCCAATATCTCCCGCTTCACCGTCGCCAAGCATGTGAACTCGCTGGTACCGGCGATGAAGAGCGGCATCTTTTACGAGAATCCGCCTTTCCTGCTGAGGCCGAGGCCTGCGACTTCCCAAACCACCGCGCGCGCGAAAACTACGCTCTACGGGACACTGCTTGACGATGCGGATTTCGAGGCCGAGGCAGAGCTGGCGCTTGAGGACATGACGAACTTTGGCACCGTCATCGTCAAAGCCGGCTGGACACGCGAAACGAAAGTGAAAAAGGTGCGCAGCCCCAAGCAGGCGCCCATCACGCAAACACTTCCCTTCGGCGGCAAGCTCACCATTCACACCAAAGAATCCGATGAGCGCGTGGTGACCGACACTGAAGTCACGAAGGAAGGCATTTTCTTCGAGCGCTGCGATCTCGGATCCGTGCTCGTGGATCCAACCTGGAAGAAACCGAACGCGCTGCACAAGTCAGCCAAGTATGTCATCCACATCAGCTATCCGACTTTCAAGGATCTCGATGACCTGCGCGAGGAAAAGGAATTCGATGAGGACGGCAAACAGATCGGCGGCTATGACATACCGAGCGAAGAGGAGCTGAAGGCCTTTTTCTTCGCCCACCGCGATCAGAACGCCGCGAATCCCAGCCAGGTGATGCAGAACCTGGGCGGCCAGAACTACGCCATCCACCACGCGCAGAACGAAGAGGAAGTCAGCTCAGCCGATCCTCTCGAAGCACCCATCATGATGGCCGAGCGGCATGATCGCAGCTACATCCACACGATTCTCACCACGGACGGAATCACCGGCCTGCTGATTCGCAGCCAGGAACACAACCTGCCCTGCATTCCTTACTTCTCCGCAAATTTCTGGAACATTCCCAAGGCGGGGTACGGCATAGGCGTGGGCCGCCTGGCCGGAAGCGACCAGCGCATCGAAAAAGGTTTAGTGGACGCCGTTTTAGACCTTTTGAGCTTCGCTATCAATCCGATGTACGCGCGCGATCGCGGCGCCAACGCGCCCACCCAGCAAATCCGCATGAGGCTGGGCGGCATCGTCGACGTGGATACCAAGGCCGGCCAGAGCGTGCGCGATGCATTCGGCATTATCGAAATGCCGAAAACGCCGCCCGAAGTCTTCACCGTCCTGCAGGCCGCGGCGCAGAATGCGCAATCGACCACGGGCGCGGATGAAGCATTCACCCAGGGCAGCCTGCCTGGCAAGGGCGGTAGCTCGGCGGCGAGGACCGCGACCGGCGCCGGCGGCATCATCGCAGCGAACGCGGGCAAGATCCAGGGACCTGTAGGCCACTTTGTCAAAGGGATACTTCTGCCCCTTATCGAGCTCATCGATTTCCTGGTGAAGGATCGTATGACGCCGGCCAAGATTCGCGAGATCCTGGGCCGCGAGCTGGGCGATGCGTTTGAACTCGACGCGCAGAACTTCTATGAGTCCGAGGATATGTTCGATTGCCTGGCCGGCGCGAAGCTGGCAGCCAAGAAAGCCATGGCCCAGGCGCTTCCGCTCATGGTGCAGATTTTCGAGAATGCGCCACTGGTGCAGCAGCTCAACGCCATGGGCTACATGGTCGACGTCAAGCTGCTCCTCGAGATGTTCATGGAAGTCAGCGAATGGAAGGATGCGCGCGAACTCATCCGGCCGATGACCCCGCAAGAGTCACAGAAGTACCAGCAGAACAATCCAGGCGTGCAGCGTGTGCAGGGCCAGCTCGCCGCGATCGGGGCGCGCCACAACGCCAAGGCCGCGGAGATCGATCAATCGAAGGAAGCGGACCTGGCCAAGGAAATGCTGGGCAAAGCTTCAGACGAAGCCGCGCTCTGGGATGAACGCAAATGGGACCGGACTGCGATCGAGCAAAGTGTATTCGCGCCGGAGGGAGGTTGAAGTATGAGCGGAGCCGGTCACCGGGTTGTCATCGATTCGATCACATGCGGCCGTTGCGGCCATCTGATGGAGAATCCCGAAGGGGAGATGACCTGGCAGTGTGTGAATCCCAGATGCCCTGAAGTGCTCAAAGAATATCGGCCGCGCATTCTGATGGATCAGATTATCGGCCGGCCACATGAAACCATTCCTGGAGTTGACCATGAGCAAAAAACCACCGCAGCGGACGATTCCGCTTGATCGCTCAGCCGCGCTCGAGCTGGCGAAACGCAAACCTGGCTACCGCGGCATTTGCAAACATTGCGGATGCTCGGAATTCAACGCCTGCACCGGCCTAGGCTTCCTTGGAGATGAAACCTGCAGCTGGGCCAACGCGGAGCAAACGGTTTGCAGTAATCCCGAATGCCTGGCCAAGGAACGCGGGCCAGTGAAGATGCGGGGTATTGCCTGATGGGCGTCACGATCGATTACGAAAACCAGACAGTCAGCCTCAGTGTCACCCTCACGCAAGCCGAATACGAGAGCCTGCTGTTTCTGCTGGGCATGGCCATGGGCACAGCGACCAAAGAGAAAATGACCAGGCTTTCCTATACCTGCCTCCGTTTGATGAACAAAATCAACGAAGGCAATCCCAACTACACGCCGTACTGGGTACCGAAAGAAGACGAGCATGGAAACGTACCGGCATAACCTCACATCCTGTCCGCAATGCCGTCACGAGCTGGACGCCGCCACCAAGGTGACAGGGAACGCTGGCGGTCCGGATCCCGGCGACCTGACGGTCTGCCTGAATTGCGGAACCATCCTGCAATTCACGCCCGCGCTCGCCTTAGAGAGAGCATCGCGCGAAACCCTTTCCGATTTCCTTCAGAAAGAGCCAAACAACTTCATCATGCTGATGCGCGCGAAAAAGGGCATCGACTACATCAACCGCCAGCGGGCGCGGATGAGGCATACGTGGAACTGAAGATCCGCACCACGCGCACGCTCAAAGTTACGGAAGTTGTAGTCTCACCGGAAGCCCAGGGCATGATCGCTCAGCTCTACCAGGATGAGCGTTATCAAGCGCTTCTGGATGTGATGGAGCGGGCCTGCATCGAGCTCGAAACGGCACATTTCAATACCTCGGCCGGCGACCCCGAAGCCGTGCTCGGAGGCCATTGCATGGCCAAGGCAGCTTGGTTATTCTTCACGTACGTACAAAAACAAGTGTTTAATGCTTACAGCACCAGGACTGGTGATGATGAGCAGCTTCCACAGGAAGCTAGTTTGGATGACGTGATTCAGGGAATAGGATCATTGCCAGAGGAATAGGCCATGCCGAAGCAATGGGAAGAGTTGGCGCCGAAAAACGGCGTACCGCAATGGAAGCTCACCGTCACCTCGGACGATCCGACGGACGGCGTACCCATTTCCGTATTCCGTGGCACCAAGGATCAGATTGCCGAAGCCCTGGCCGATTCTCAGGCGAACGCCAACCGGCGCATCGCCGAACTCAGGCGTAACAACGGAGGCAACGGCGCCGGGCCTGGCAACACCCCCCCTGCTCCCAGGCCTGGCGCCCCCAAGCCTCTGACCGCGGCCGATCGCATGACAGCGGTGGCCGAGCTGAATGATCCGGCCACCGTCGACAGGGCCGTTACCAGAATCATCGAGTCCCAGGTTGGACCGATGGAGAATTTACGCCAGGCGACCGAAAACGCGCCGGCGGACCGCGAGGAACGCATCAGCCGCGCGGCGATCGCAGCAGCCACCCAGTTCGCGGAGGAGACGCCAGAATGGTTTCCCTCCGAGCACAACAAAAACACTCTGGTCCGGTACATGCGTACCCAGGGCATGAATCCCACCAATCTCGCTCACTACAAGCAGGCCTTTGAAGAGCTGACCGCAGCCCAATTGCTGCAACCAAAGCCCGAAGAAGAGGATGAAACCGAAACGCAGCCTCCGGAACCGCAGCCCGAGCGGAATGCTCCCGCGCCCGCGCCACCGAAGACTCCCACCCGGATTTCGACCAGCGTCCGTCCCAGTCAATTCAGCGGACAGCCGCCGGCGAAGCCTACCAATCGCATGAAATATTCGCGGGAGCAGATTGCCAAGATGAGCGCGCCTACGATGAAACGGTTGATGACCACCGACCCGGAGTTTGTGCGGTGTTCAGAGTTTTACGCTCAGCAAGACAATAAACCGAAAAGACGGGCTAGCTAAATCCAGGCAAGACTGACCGCCCCGCGAAGTCGGGAGCGGCATCATGATTTCGATTCGCAAGGATGAGACATTCCTTCAGCGGAGAAACTGGATCGTAGAGAAGGTTCTGCGGCCGGTGCTCTATGTGTTGGCGATGTGGGGATCAGCCATCGCCTTCTTGATCCACGAACAAGGCAGCGCCCTGGCCCAGCAGACGCAGCTCGGCGCCGGCTACTCGCCAGCCTCGAACCAAACCTCGAATCTCACCCAGACCCAGGTCAATTACTACGACAAGAATTTCGTGGAAAACCTGAAGGCCGAAACGCCTCACTATCGATGCGTGGAGCGCAGGCCTCTGCCTGAGAATTCCGGCAACACGCTCAACCTGTTCGAATATGTGAGCTTCGGTCCGGATCTGGCCCAGGCCGCCGAAGGCACCGTCACCAGCGGCGAGACGATCAACATCCTCACGGACAAGATTGTCATCGGCAATTACGCCGATTACCTCAACTATTCGCGCTTTAGCATGCAATTGGCCATCGACCCCGCTCTTGAAAACGGCGGCAAGGAGCTGGCCTACCAGTGCGCGCAGACCGTGGCCTATCTCATCAAGAACACCACGGATGGGTTGAATGTGATCGACGCCAGCGTGAGCGTGCAGAACGCTTTCAACGTGCCCTTCAACAAAAACAACATCACTTCGGCCGTGGCCTCGCTGCGCGGGCGCAATGTGAAGCCGATGGAAGAAGGAAAGTTCTGCGGCCTGATCACCCCATTCTGCTGGGGCGATGCGTTGAACGACGCGGCCAACAATTCCTTCACCGATGTCCTGAAGCGGCACATGGAGGGCGTGGATCTCTTGAAGGAGCTGCCAGGCGGCGAGGGTGAGTATGTAGAAGCCCTGGAATGGGCAGGCGTGCGTTTCTACGAAACCACGATTGTGACCCAGACCCTGAATTACCTGGGCCATGCCGGCGTGACCGCTTTCCGTACCTACATCTACGGCAAGGATGGCGTGATCACCATTTCGATGGGCGCCAAGGAAATGACTGAGCTGGGCGATGGTGACTGGCGGAATCTGAAGGTCATCACCAAGCGCTACGACGATGCCAGCGTTTCCGACCCGGCCATGATGATCGGCGGATCGACGGCCTACAACTTCAACTTCGCGGTTGGAGTGGTTCCGGACACGGTCGGGCGTGTGCGCTACATCGACGCTCCCACACTCATCAGCTAAACCCTCACCCGCATCCAGGGGGCCGCTTGCTGCATAAAAACGGCCCCTCCATGCATAACCATGCAGGAGACCTGGCAATGGCACCGAAGAAGACAGTTGAATTGAGTGAGCTCGAGGCGATCGAGCTCGAATACAAGCGCATGCAGATCGATCGTATGCGCGAGGAGATGGGTGAACGGCAGGAGAAGAAAGAACGTCTCACCCGCGATCGCGAGCGCCAGGCGCTGGACTTCAAAAAGAGCGAGAGCGAACGCCTACGCCGGCAGTCCATCTGCAAGCACCGCAAGGGCGGCCGTAACAACAATTTCGCCAAAGGTTCGGACGCCAACTACTCGATCAATCAGAACACTTACCCGAACGGCGATATGTGCATCAGCTGCACCCGTTGCGGCAAGGAAGTGTGGAAGCCCAGGCCTGAGCTGAGAAAAACCAATCGCGAACTCTATAACGCGATGTGGGCCGAATGGCAGAAGTGGCTCGAATATCCGACGGACAATTCGCCCTCCGGATCGAAGATCTTCGAGGTCATCCCGGCGGCATAAGTAGGTGCTAGTTAGCCCCTACTTATAGCGGGAAGAAGGATACGATGGGCAGCTCCACAGTCAGCGTTCAATCGGTCATCGACTATGTCAGCTCCATGGGCGAGCTCGGACCCGTGCTCCCCACAGGCGGCTATTCGATGACCACCGCGCTCGGCATCGCCACCGATGTGATGCTGGACATGATTGCCCAGCGCTTCAATTGGAAATGGAATCGGATGAAGGTGCGCCCGTTCTATACCTCGAGCTGGGAGCAGGACTATGCGCAGCTGGCGCAGACAAGCCCGATCGGATGGCTCGAAAACGCCTATTGGATCGACATCAACAATACTGCCCTCCCCAAGCCCACCTATCCGATTGAAGTTGTCCGGGATCTCGAAGTAACGTCGATCTCGGGCAACCCGCCCTCGAAAATTGCCTGGTACCCGAATAACCAGCTGGTGCAAGGCGTCTGGCCAGGCCCCAATCAGAAGTACACGCAGCCGCTCGGCGCCGTCATCACGCCCACCAATCCAGCGATCAATATCCTCGACGTGAATAACAACATCCTGGTGCTCACGACCTACGGAACGACCGGGCTCGCGGCGCCCGCACTGCCAGCGAATTCGCCCGAAGGAACGAATGTGAACGATGGCAGCTGCGTTTGGACGGTTGCCGGCCCGAACTCCCAGGGCTTCCGACTGAAGCCCCTGCCGCCGCAACAAGGCGTCGTTTACCAGGTAAACGTGGTGGCGCAGATGCAGGCCCCGCCGGCTTTCACTGTGCCCTCGCAGCTCATCAATCCGATTCCGGACGATTACGCCAATTGGTTCCGCACCGGCTTCATTGCAGGCTGCTACAAGATGAGTCCGAATCCGCAGATGCGCGCGCAGTACGACGGCCCGCGCGGCCTGCATGAATCCTGGCTGCTGGCCATGGAGCAGGCGATGAAGCAAGGCGATCGCGAGCCGGACAATTGCGGCTTCATTCCCGATCGCAGCGCGGTTGCTCCGCAGGGCGGCATTGATATCGGCCCCGCCAATCCCTACCTCTACAACGTCTGGCCAGGGAGATAAGCATGCCAACGGAACATTTCAAGTCGAAGAAGGCTTATGCGAAATGGAACGCATACCGGCACATGCACGGAATCCCGGCGCCGAATTTGAAAACGGCGGTTGTCGCCGGCGTGGCATACAAAGTGAAGCACAGCGCGAAGAAAAGTTCTGCCAGCAGATGGAAGACAAAGAGAAGGAAATAAACCGTGCCCAGCACAATCACCATTCAAAACACGATCAATTGGGAAAAGGCCTTTCTCGAACAGCAGCCCGTGTTGATCAACGGAATGGAACCGGCGCTTGGCGCGGCAAATCTTGTGCTGCAGACGATCCTCGGACCGCCCTTTGCATGGCCATGGAATCGCGGCCTGGTGAACTTCGCTTCGGCAACCCAGGATCACGTAGTAGGAGGTCTCACCGATTTCAATTTCCTCGAAGGCGGCACAGTGCAGGCGGTGGCCACCGGCAAGCCTTTCGAAATCGCCGTCAAAAACCTTCTGCATATCGACGCATCGAATGCCAGGCCCAGCTTCTGTTCGCCGTTTCTTGATGACGGTCTGGGTAACATCACATTTCGACTGACGCCGGCACCGGATCAGAATTACAACGTCACCCTTCCCTATCAGAAAAAGGCTCCCATCCTGGCTTCGCTGGCTTTCACCTGGGCGCCGGTACCAGATGAAAAGAACTATCTCTGCCAGTGGGGTCACCTGGCGCTGATGAGCCTGATTGGCGCCGATGCGCGCTTTAACGAGTACAACGCGAAATTCATCGCTTCCCTGCTCGGAGCGCAGGGCGGCATCACGGATCTCGAGCGCAACATCTTCCTCGCCAACTGGACGCGAGTGATGGCGCAGCTGCAGGGTACCCAGCTCTCGACAACTGAACGCTACAAGGCGAGGGAGACTTAATGCCGGACTCTCCGCTGATTGCCGCTGGTGCCCAGGTTGCGCCGATCGCCGCCGCGGCCCTGCACACCAATGAATTTTTTACCGGCATGTGGACGCAGGGCAATCCGCTCGGCGCGGGTGCTGTGCCCTATCTCTATCAGAAGTTTTATGCGGCGATCCGGTTTGAGCGGCTGATTGGAGGCCAGAACACCGAAATCACCACGCGCCTCACTTTGGCGCGCCGGCCGGGCAATTCGGTGTATAACAACGGGCTTTTCCCGCCCATCAATCGTTTCTACGAATTCCGCGCGTTCTCCGGATCGAGCGAGCAGATTCACGTCCTGGCCAGCGTCGATGCGGCGCAGGTAGGGATCACCGGCGTCACGGTGCTGTCGCGGCAGATGGGCCACGTCGGGCCTTTCTTTTTTGTCACCGTCGTCACACTTGCCGAAAACGCACCGCCCTGGAACCCGGTGAGCTTTACGGGATTGACCAACTATCCCGCTCTGAACGGGCAGACGCTCGCGCCAGTATTTGGCTCGTTATTCGGCCTGGCTCTAGCGCCAAACCAGCTGTGCTTCCAATTCGGGGCTGCCCTCTACCCGCAAACGGCCGATACCGGCCAGATTTTTACAGGACCTGCAAACGGCGCGGCTACCGTGCGCGATGTGAGCGGGCCGGCGAACAACCTGGTGCTCTGGCCTAAGAGTCCCCTGGCCGGCCGCACGAGTTTTCAGAGCGTGGGAAACATCTGCTATTTCGCGGATAGCATCGATCGCGAAAAATGGGTGTTGAGTGCTCTTGGATGGACTGCGCTCACTCAATACAAGCAGGGCGATTTTATTGTCGATTCGAATGGCAACCTTCAGCAGGCGATCGGCGGGCAGACGGCAAACATCGTCAACATCCAGATCGAGTCAGTCAATGGAGGCCTGGGACGCAAAGTAACGTTGTTTTTTGATTCGACGACGCCGCTCGATATCCAGAACAATATCTCCCTCACCTTGGCTGGGCTCACGACCATACCGGGGCTAAACGTTACGACTCCCTACACCGTTCAGCCGATCTCGAGTCTGCAGGCATTCTTTATCGTCTTCGGCGGAGGCCTGCCGCCCATCACCGCATTCAGTCCGGAAACAGGGACGGCTACCACGGGCACCGGCATCAGCGGAGCAGCTCAACCGGTATGGAATGCCGTGCTGAGCCTGGCAACACAGGACGGAGGCCTGCAGTGGATCGATAAAGGATCCGCCGTCCAGAAATGGGGCATTGATACCCCGCTCATCGCGCCTACGGTTACCCAGGTTGCTGCTCCAAGCATTTATCCGGCCTGGGCAGCGAACACCTGGTATGCGCCTGGCGCCTTTGTCATTATCGATTCGAATGGCAATGTACAGAAGCTGACCACGGGCGGCGTGACGGGCGGCGCGGCACCGGCGTGGAGCGTGGTGGTAGGTGGCGTCACGGCCGACAATACCGCGGCATGGACCTGCCTCGGACCGCCCACATGGAACGCCACAACGGCTTTTGCTGTGGGTGCTGTGGTGGTGGTCAATTTCACGTACTACATCACCACCGCGCAACCGATTCCCTATCCGCCTTACTATGTGCAGACCCAAACTTCGGTGACGGTGACGCGGGCTTTTGAGTGCACGACGGCCGGAGTCAGCGGGGCGAACGCACCAGATTGGAGCAATGGCAACGCCACCACGGTCAATGACGGCACGGTGGTCTGGACAAACATCGGCACCGCGCCGGCATGGCCGGGAGCTGCGCAGAGTGTCAGCACCGCCACTACGATCGAGGACGCGAATGGCAACCTTCAGAATCCTTTGAATGTCGCGAAAACCGGAGGAGCTGCGCCGGCCTGGAAAACCGAGGCCGGCGAATTCACTACCGACGGGGCTGAGGAGTGGTTAAATGCCGGTCCCTACACGCCGGCGAACACGGGCGCATGGCAATGGGCCTATAGCGGCAAGAATTCAATTACCGGGCACATCTCCACAGCCAGCCCTCTTTCGCTCAAGTTGACCGTATCGCAATCGAACCAGGCTGTAATTCAGGGTCCAGGCCTGCCTGGTGATGACCAGATCGACACGATTGTTTTGTGGCGCACGCTGCAGGGCGGAAGCACGCTTCTCTATGAAGATGAATTTGCGAATCCCGCGATCGGAGCTGGCGGCCTGGCGCTTTCGTGGATCTATACCGACACCAAGCCCGATAGCGCGCTGAATGAATTCATCACCGCGCCGATCTCAGATTCGAATGATCCCCCGCCGGCTGGATTCACGCCACAGTGCTACTACCTCACGCGCATATGGGGCTTTGTCAGAAACAAGCTGAAGTGGTCCGGCGGTCCGGACACCATCACCGGCAGCGGCAACGAAGCTTTCCCGCCAGGCAACGAATTCACCTTCCCCTCGCTGGGCGTGACGTGCTGGCCGACGTCGATCGGCCTGATTGTGTACACCAATTCCGATGTGTGGGTGGTGCTGGGCCAGGGCACCAGTAGCTCGCCTTTCTATGTCATCAACTTCCAGCAGGGCGTAGGCCTGGCCAACCAGGATGCTTTCGCGGTCAACGGATCGACAGCTTATGGCATGCTGACTTCCGGGCAGGTGGTCTCGATGGATCCCGGCGCCGGCGAGGTCGAAGTAGGATTTCCGATCGGCGATCTCTTTAACGAGCTCTACACCACGGACGCCACTTACATGGCGTGGCATCAGGGCTCAAGCGCGGACATGGCGCTATACGTTGCAGATGGTTCGCTCGGCTGGTTCCGCATGGCCGCGGTGGCGGCGCCAGAGAGCGGCAACGTATGGAGTCCGCGCGCGCTGATTACGAACGGCGTCAAAGCGATCGCTTCGATTGAAGTTCAGCCTGGCCAGAAACGCCTACTCCTGGGACCGGCGGCGCCAGGTCCCATCCTGATGCGCGACTCGACCGTGAGCACCGACAACGGCGTCTCTTACGAGGCCACCGCGATCATCGGCAGCATGGTTGTGGCGCAGCCTGGCACAACCGTAGGCGTGCAATTTGTCGTTACCGAAGAAATCGCGATCGCGGGCAGTTCCCCCCTCTCGCTCGGCTTGCTCTATGACGAGATCAGCGGAACATTTTCAAACCTCGTCAACGTTTCAAACGATCCTCCGAACCTGCCCGCCTCGAAGACCGTCACGACGCGACGTTTCTGGGCGATGCAGGATGCGCAGCCAGTGATCTGCCGGCACCTGCAGACGGAGATCAGCTGGAAGGCCGAGCCCTATCCCAACGAACTTCTTACCCACACCACCTACGGACGCCTGCCCGAGAAAGCGAGGAAGTAATGGTCAACCCACGCGGTAAACCCGTGCAGCCACCCGCACCGACGCATCCGATGCCGATTGCACACCCCACTCCGCCGATCGAGCGCGGCACCGAAGGCGTGGGCGTGCTGATGATTGCGAGCCTTCCCACCCAGGCGAGCGGGGCAGATGTCTACGCGCGCCAGTTCTACCGGGGCAGCCAAGTGCCGTTCCGGCGTTACCTTCCGATCGCCAAACTATAGCCGAGAGATATATGCGGGAAATACTAGCTGAATTCGACGGATATACACTGCGCGCGGTCACAGGCGAGGACCGGCCTGCACTCGAGGCCTGGATTGAGGCCGACAAGCGTCATCGCGGCCTGCTTGATCCGGAATTTTTCATGGGCCTGGCCACCGATGAGAGGGGCGAAACCGCGGAGGATCCGCGCCCCACCTGCTGCGCCCTCGAGGACAAAACCGGCGTGGTGTTCTTTATCCGTCTGAGCCGGGCTTCGCGCGTGAATATCCAGTTTGCGCCGGCGCAGAGCCGCAAGAGCCGGCATCGCGCTTCGCTGGCGCTGCTCAAAGGCATGGCCTATCTCGAAGTCGCCCTGGCTAAAGCCGGCGCCGAAGAATGGATCTTTGAAACTGAGGATCGCGAGCTGGCAGAGATGGCCGAAAAACGGCTCGGTTTTGTGGAGAGCCCGAATGAAATGGTGCGCCTCATCGCGCGCCCTGGCCAAAATAAACCGAAGGAGGCAGCCTGATGTGTGGCGGACCATCCCAGACCCAGCTTGATTTGCAGAGTGAAGAGGCTCAGTTCTACAAGACGCAAATCGATGCCTACAACACTGCCTATTCGAATTTCAGCGCCATCCAGAGCAAGCTGAATGCCCAGTTTGATCCGATTTTGAAAAAGGGTCCGAACCAGTACGGGTTCAACGCCGAAGAGGATCAGACACTGCGCACCCAGGCCACGGAGGGAACGGCGAATGAGTATGCCAAAGCAAAAAAAGCCCTCCAGGAGAACCAGGCGACCCAGGGCGGCGGCACCAGTAACGTGAACCTGACCGGCGGACCGCAAAACCAGGAAGCCGAGGAGCTGGCCGCGACCGGCGCCGCAACCGAGAGCGCGGAGCAGCTGGGTATCACCGAGGCCGGATATCAGCAGGGCTACAACGAGTACCAGGCCGCCGTCGCCGGCGAGGAGGATCTGGCCGCGGGCTGGAATCCGAATAGCTTTTCCGGATCCGCGAACAACGCGGCGGGAACAGCCAACAGCGAAGCCAATGCCATCACCCAGGAGCAGGAAGCCGTGTGGGGCAATGTGCTCGGCGCGCTGGGCGGAGCGGTAGGGCAAGCAACAGGTGGATGGGCAATGGGCGGATTTAAAACGCCAGGCGGCTAAGCGAATTGGGAGTGGATATGAATACAGCTACTGAAGTCGATGACACACCGCAGCAGCAGAACCCAGCGCAACCCCCGCCGGAAGCTGCTCAGCCCACGCCCGCGTCACCGCAGGCGACTGCGCCCGCAACCTCGACGCCGGCGCAGCCGGACGTGCAGCGCGCTGCGCCGGGTGAACAGGCTGCGCAGATTCCCCTTGAGCAGCAAAAGGCCGACAGTTGGGGATCGAAGGTCTACCACGGGATCCTGAATGCTCTGGGCGGATCCTCGGACGTGACGCTGGCGCGCGATCCGGCAACCGGCAAGATGGTGGCCACCGCGGTGAAGAGCGGACCAGGCCAGCAGTGGAAGCGCATCATCTCAGGCGCCCTGGCCGGCTATGGAGCTGCAGCAGCCGGCGGTGGTACCGGACCAGGATCCACGTCGCGAAAGATCGGCCTGGGCATCCAGGCCGGCACACAGCAGGGCGAGCAGAATGTGCAGCGGCAGCGCCAGCAGGCCAACGAAGACTTCGAAATGCAGCAAAAGGCTGCAACTTCGAACGCGCAAAATGCTCTTCTTTCTCACCAGATCGCCGAATCCGCCTTCCGGCTTGGACGCGCACAGGTTGAAGCCACGGTGGCCGATTCGGAACGCGAAACCAACTTCACCAAGATGATTGCCGAAGGCGGCGAGGGATCGCAGGACATGGGAGTGTTTCCTGATTTTCCATCCGTGATCAAAACGTTCAAGGACATGCCGCAGCTCCATGATCACCAGGCCAACGGGCAATTGATTGCGATTCCCCATGTGGATGGCAACGGCAAGGTTGACGGCATTCACGCTGCACTGGTGACTCCGGACTGGCTCAGCTCGAAAATCACCAAAGACATTCCCATCACGGTGAAATCGATCAAAGACGGAAAGCTGAATGAAGAGACGTTCACCATTCCATCGGGATCGATCTCGAATGACCAGGCTTCGAAATTGCTGATGGGGCAATCGAAAGATGCGCTCGATGAGTTCCACAAGGCAGAAGATCAGAGACGCGAAGCCAGCCGCACCAAGGCGGAAAACACACTGAGCTATGCTCAGGCGCGCGAAGCCGATGCCAATGCTGCAGCGGCAGGAACCGGCGGTGGAGGCACAAGCGAAGCCGATGACATTTCCGAAGGGTTGGCATCTGGCCGCTATCTCGCGGGCAAGGACATTCCTCTGCGCACGACTAAAGGCCAGCCCAGCGCGGCGCACTATGCCGCTGCTGCTGATGCTTACTCGCGAGCGCATTTCGGCTTGCCCTACTCGCCCGAAATCATTCGCCAGGAATCACACTTCGCCGAAGCGCCGAAGACGCAGGCGTTTTTGATCGGCATCGATCGCATGCTGGGAGCGCCCGGTGTGCCCTCGCAGCTTGATCTCGTGACAGACCTGGCCAAGCGCGCAGGCCTGGGCGATAACGCACCGATCAACGAAGTGAAGTTATGGGCGAAAAGAACGCTGGGCCTCGAGGCTGCAAAGAACTTCGACCAGGCCCTGAGCGACACACAAACCGCGCTCGGCACTCTGATCGGTAACCCGCTGCTCGGCAGTGGCGAATCGGATCTCAAACTGAAGACGGCGCAACGCCAGTTTGGATCAAACCCCACCATCAAAGATCTGCGCGGCGCGGTTCAAACCACGCGCGAAATCCTGAATGGCGCACGTTCAGCCATGGCGCGCAATAACCGCTACATCCAGCAGCGCTATGGCGAGGAGTACTCGCCGGCGAAACCCTTGACGCCTGCAGGCGGACCCGCGCCGGTGAAGATCACGCCCGGGGAACCGACTGCGATCGCAGCTGATGGCAAAACAACCCTTGTGGTGAGAGGTGGACAATGGGTACCCGCGCAGCCCTAAATCTTCCCCCTTTGCCTCCAGGAGCGAAACTCGCACCGGTGGGTGGCGGTCTGCCTCCGTTGCCACCAGGTGCGAAGCTGGCCGCGGGCTCATCCCCCGCCGCCTCACAGCCGGCCGGGGGTGCGAATCCAGGATCCGCCCCCGCGCCGACTGGCATGCAGCGCATCACCGACTCCTCGCAGGATCCATCCTGGCTGCAGCCGCTCAGTGGAACCGGATCCGGTGTCATCAATTCGGCCGCCCACCTGGTGGGAAATGTGCTCGACATGATTTCGACGCCCAGCACTCCGCCGACGATCGGAAACCCAACCGGCGAAGGAGAGCCCAACAAGACCGCCCTGGCTGCAACCGTCGACAAGCATCTGCATGATGCCGCGAACTGGTTGCGATCGGGAGGGCCACCGGAGGGATTCTGGCAAAACGTGGGCGCCATCGGTGAACAGGTGCTCGAGTACATGGGTACTGACGGACTTTTGAAAATGGTGGGCCCGGCCGTCGGCGCCGTCGACACCGCCGAGCATCTGAAACAGGCCCAGCAGGTGGCTCAGGTCATCAAAGGCAATTCAAAAATTGCGGGACTGATGGCCATCGGATTGAAAGTCGCAAAAGACGCCACCCTGATGGGCGCGCAAACGTATGGCCACACCATGGATCCCGGCCAGGCTGCCGAGGCGGCCGTATTCGGCGGAGCCACGCGCGGCGCTACAGAGGCCGTAGGAGCTGCAGGAAGGGCACTCCTGAAGCGCGCCCCCAAAGTCCTCAACGTCGCCGGCGAGGAGATCCCCGCCCTGGCCGAACAAGTGAACGAAGCCGGCGAGCCGACAGGCACCAATGCAGCCGGCGCTCCGAAGATCGCAGCTGCTCAGCAAACCGGCGCCCAGGCCGTTCTGGGCAACACGGCGCGCCAGGGAGCAGGGAACGCACTGACATGGGTCAACCTTTACGGCAACCGCGCTGTAGAGCCTGCAGCAGAAGGCGTGCCCAGGCTCGGCGCCGGCGAAGGCGCGGAACCTTTCACCTTCACACTCGAGGGACCAGGAACGACGGAAACGCCTACCGGCGAGATTGCGCACTCTGCAGCCCAGGAACCGCGCGCGGCTTTCAAGGATCCACGATTCACGGCCGAGAGCGCACCCACACGCACGGCCGAGTTTGTGAATGGCCACCCCATCCCAGGTGCTGAAGGCGGCACCGGCGCCGATATCCGTACCCAGCGCACTCCGGAGGCACGTGGTGAGATCGTAGGCGGCGGCGGGAATCTCCAGACGACGGATCCGCGCGAGGCCGAGGCCTGGCTGCAGCAGCTTGACGATCTGCGCCAGAGTCCGACTTATGACAGCCTGCCAACGAAACAACAGAGCCTGATCGATGACCAATTCAAGGCCCTGCAGGAGCAGCTGGGACTCTACCATGCGAGTCCTTATGTGCAGCGCTTCGCGCCGGCGGACGTCAATGCGGCCGTGGGCCAGGTCCATACATTCGGCGATGCTGCAGCACAGGTGCAGGCCGCGGCGAAGCCGATTTACGAAACCCTCGATCGCGTAAGCGGCGGCGATTTCTCAAAATTCAATGGCCAGGTCAAAGCTGCGCAAAAGGTCATTCGATCGGCCTCGAGCATGGAAGCCGTCGAAGCGGCCGAGACCAGGTTGAGCGAAGCCAATGAGGCAATCGACAATCTCATGACCCGCCATGCCAGCGCCATTTCGCCAACGGACTATCGGGCAGCTCGATCGGCATGGCGCGATTCGATGACGCTCGCCAACCTGCACAACGTGACAGAGCGGATGATGAACGGCATCACGTCCGAGGAAAGCGAGCGAGGCCTGCCGCGGATCATGACCGGACGCACCAAGGCGCTCGAGGCCTGGCTAAGCAAAGGCACGAACCGCGCCGATGCAGAGCGGCTCATTGGATCGGAAGGCGTCACGAATTTGAAGCGCATCACGATGCTGCTCTCAAATGCTTCGACAGCACGCGCGGCTTCGAGTGTGGCCAAAGAAACCATGCTCGAGATGGGGAGGCACATCGGCCGCGGCGGCATGGGCGCCATGGCCGGCGCCGCGATCGCTCACACCGTCGGAGCGGATGCGTGGACGGGCGCAGTGACCGGCGCAGCTCTCGCCGATGGCATGCGTTACGTGATGCGACAAGCTGCAACCAACCCCAACGTGGGCAAGCTGCTCGACTTTGCAGCGCGAAACAATCTCAGTCCACAGCACTATGCCCCGCTGATTGCGCGCGCGATCGCTACGCCCCTTCAGGAGCAGCAGCAGCCGGCCGAAGAACAGACGGGCGAGGAGGAGCAGCAGTGATGGAGGGCTGGGAACGCAGGATCCTCGATTGGTTTGCTGCGCGAAGGAAGCGCATCGAGCAAGAAGAGCGAGAGGCCGCAGAGCTGCTCGAGGAATTGCGAGAACGCGAGCGCGGACATAGACCGCGGCTGACACGAATCAAAGTTGTTTTCAAAACCCAACAAGGAGAGTGCGCCATGGCGCCAGTAACAGGAACAGTAATTCTCACCGTAGCGGGACAGGTAGCCATCGCTTCCGTCCTTGGATTTGACCAGAACGGCAACCCCATGCCGGCAGATTTCGTCATGCCGCCGGCTACGTTCATCATTGACGACGAAAAAGTCGCATCACTCGTTGAAGATCCGGACGGCGAAACGGCAACAATTACGGCCCTGGCGGATGGCATCGCCAATGTCGAGGTTTCGCTCAAAACCGCCGAAGGCAAGGAGCTGAGCGATACCGAGGAAGTTGAAGTAAACATCACCAATCCTCCTCCACCGCCTCCTCCGGCGCCCGTGCTGACTAGCATCAAGATCGCTTTTGATGTGCAGCCAGCGCCTGGCGAAACAGTCAAGGCCACCGATTCGGCAACCACCGAAGAGCCGGCCGCCGCGGACCCGGAAGGCCAGGCCACGACCTCAGCGCCAGCAGCAGCTCCGCTATCGCCCAACCAGGCCATCGCGGGAGCGGCGAGCACGGGAACCGGACCGGTGGTGACGGAGATCGATCCGAACCTGGAACCGGCCAAGTAAACCAGGACGGAGGGGCGGCCATCGAGCCTACCCCTCCGTACCCCTTTTTCTGGGAAGGTAAAACGCCCCACGAAATGCTGGAAGATATACGCCAGCTATTAGAGGAATATATGCCGCATATCATCATCCCGATCCAACACCAGAGCGCGCCAACGCTGAAGTATGACCCAGGCCTGGCACGAGCGGCGGCGGAGCTGAAGGGCGGACGGGAAATTCGCGATCGCGACTGGGATCAATTCGACTGGGCGGCCGTGCGGCAAAGAACGCTCGATCGCAAGAAAATGAAGAACCTCGATTTTGATCGGGAGTTCGATACGCCCGGCCACTATGACCCCGCCATCTCCATGCTGCGCAGGGTCGAGAACGATCCATCCGCATGGGTCGATGAAAACCTTGAGCTTTACGAATCGAATCGCGAGAAAGCCAAACGGCAGCACCTGCCAGGTCAGGAACGCTGGGCAGAGGAGCACGAAAAAGAGCGCATGGTGAATGTGCTCTATGCCAGCGAAGTACTCCGCAAGCTTCGCGCGGCCGGCGTCGACGCGCGGGAAGAAGAACACCGCGATGCGCGGATCTGGCTGAACGATTGGACACGTCACGGCCTGGTGGGAGTCAATGCCTGGGTTTCGCCGGTGGCGATGGATGAGGCCGGTTATCTCGAGGAGCTGGCCCACGTGAGCACACAGCGGCAGAAGGATCTGCTTTTTGAGAACTACATGGCTTGCCGCGAAGGCCGCAAGGTTCGCCGCACGCTCACGAGCCTCCAGGATCCTGGCCCCGAGTGGAGCATCATGCGCTTCGACGAATATGGCGTGGCCACCAAGGAGAAGTACCGCGGATGGCGCACGGCCATGCTCGTGCTGATTGTGGCCGAGATCCTCACGGAAGAAGAAGTGGACAAAGCTTTCGGCCGGCCGATCGGGGAAGCCGGCAGCTGGTACCGCCAGCAGCTGAAGGTCTATCGCCAGATCAAGGTGGGGAGGCCGATATGAACAAAACTGTGCCAGGCGCGAAGAACTGGCCGGATCTCGAAATGAGAGACAAGCAGCTTCGCGCCAAGAAGAGCGGCCTGACAGCGATCGACTGCAGCGAGGAATATGACGATGCCACGCGCCAGTTGACCAAGTTGGTCAGAGATTTTCAAAAGCAGACGGGCGGCCGGCGACTGGTGGGCTATGTCGGGGCTTTCCTCTATCGGGACAAGCACGGCGATCGCAGAATATTCAACACTGCTCACGGCAAAGTGGGTCTGGATATGCAGATCTCCATGACGCGCAAACTGAACCGCTGGATAGAAACGGACGAGTAATGAATCTCGACACCTTCACACGGGCGAAGATCGCAGAATTTGCGATCGAAGAGGGAAGCCGGTATGGCGGCGTAAACAACATGCTGGCCGTAGCCCAGACTCTGCGCAACCGTGTTTTCCAGGGATGGGGTGACTGGCTCGAGGTTGCCCAGACGGCGCCGGCGAAGCGGGGAACGATATACCCGCCGGATATACCGAATATACGCACGGGCAATGTGCGGGTGTTTCTGAACCGCCTGGATGAGCTCTACACTTCGGAGATTTCTGAGGATCTGACCGGGGGGGCATTGTTCTACATCGATCCGGCTTTTTCGGTCGAACCATGGTTCAAGAAAGAAATACTCGGCAATCCGGATGACCATCCACGGACAGCGCATGTAGGTCCAGTCTGGTTTTTCAAGTGAGGCGCAAATGGCACTGACTCCGCAAATCACGCTCACCGCCAATCTCGAATCCATTCTCGCGGGTGCGGAGATGGGCGGCTATCTGCGCATCACTCTTTGCGGATCCGGACCGATCGTTCCGGCGGTACCGGGAACATGCATCCTTGCGGATGCGACCATTCCCAAACTCGTAGGGCCCCAAGTCGGATCCACGCCGCTCTCAATTGACCTGTATGGCAATGACGTGATTACTCCAGGTCCAGATGTCACCTTCTACGAGGTTGCAGTACTTGACGCCGAGAAGAACGTGATTCAGGCGGGCAACTATCGCTTCGACGGCGCCGGCATAATCGATCTGAGCGAGGCGGCGCAGATTGTCGCACCTTACGGATTCCCGCTGCAGTTCCTGAAAGTGATTGCCTGCACGGGCGCTGTGCCGGGGGTGAACTATGTGGCCCCTGGCGCCAGATTGATTGTCGCAGTACTTTACAACGGCACGATTCTCGACCCAGCCGACTGGAGTTCGGTGGGAACGGCAATCACCCTCAACTTTGCAACGGAGATTGGACCCGATGGGACACCGGACAAAATTAATGCGCTTTGTGTTGTTTAAGGACAGTGCCAAGGTTTTTGGCCCGCGCGAACGGCTGCTTGCGCAAGTGATGCTTTTCCTGCTTCTCTTCTTTTTTGCCGTCCTATTCGGACACGCGCAGCCAAGCCATCCCATCAACCCCCACACGGGCATTGGATGGCCGACAGGCTGCGGCGGAACGACACCGATTTACAACATCGCCACCAATCAATGTGTCTCAGCCGGCGGGACGGCCGCGAACCCAGCCGGCAGCTCGGGCCAGCTGCAGGGAAATTGCTCGGGTGCTTTCTGCGGAGTCGGCGCAACTGATACCAGGGGCAGCATCATCCTGAATGCGAACACGCAAATCAACGTTCTGACTTACGGCGCGAAGGGCGATTGCATAACCGATGACCACAACGCGATCGTCGCGGCGATGACAGTAGCGCAAAGTTATAAGACGGGGAATTCTGCGCCGGCAGTGGTCTACTTTCCCAAGCCGCCAGGCGGCTGCTATCTGACCAGCACCATCGAGTACACCGGCGTTCCTTTTGTGGGGCAGCCTTCCGGCAGCGGGACGGCGACGGTTTCGTATGGAGTCACGATCAGGGGAAAGCCGGGATATGACATTTTGCATGTGCCCGACCCATCGATAAACGGATCTTTCACCTTCAACCAGTCCTGGCTGATACAGGACATTTCTTTTCTGCTGGACAGGTCGGTGACTCCCACGACAACCACCGTTCCCAATCTGCTGCACCGCTGGCCCGGGCGCTGGTTTGATGGCGGCTCGATGACAAGCGGAAGCGCGGTGATTACCGCGGGCGGAACGGCATCGATCGGCTGCAACGACGTAGGGCAGAATATTCTGATCGGCGGCGCCGGCGCCACGGTGACGACAACTGCCCTGGCTGCAGCGATCACCACCACGACACAAACCAGCATCGCGCTGACCGGCGCAACGTCGAGCTCATGGCCAACCATCTTTGGGTATCTGAAAGTTGATTCCGAAATCCTGATGTACGTGGGAACACAGACCAACGGAATCTCGACCATCACGGTCATGCGCGGGCAGTCCGGCACCACAGCGGCAACACACTCAAGCGGCGCGACGGTGACGGTGATGGGCAATCTTGCCACCACCGTTGCATCCGTGGATCCCTGCTGGGGAACATCAAACGGCGGCGCCAGTACCTGGAAGATCGTGACCCTGGCTGCGCCGGCCGTGACCACGGTAGCAAGCGCGCATTCTTATCTCTCGCTTCTTGATCTCCCGGTCGCGACCAACATCGGCAACTGCGCGATCGCATTCGACAATAACGACCCCAAGACGACGGATTGGCCTAATCCAAGCCAGACGGCTGGCAGCCAGTACCCGGTGATGAAGAACATCAATTTCAGCTCTACAGGGGGATCGACTTCTACCGGCACAACCTGCTCGATGTTCAACCAGGGCGCCTGGAACCAGTACGGCCTGCACGCAGATCACATCAGCTTTTACGGGCAGAGTTTCGGAGTCTTTCAGGGCGGATCGGAAATTAATAATTTTTACACCACCGGCGGAGACTTTCAGCATTGGGACCATCTGAAGTTTTTCATCACGCGCTTTCCATGGATTACTTACAACGGCGGCGAGAGCGAGATGGATCATGTGGAATACACCACGCTGGCCGGGCCACAGTTCATGTATGCCCCGAATAACTTTTCAGATGGGCCTGGCTGGATCATCAACATCCAAGAGCTCGAAAGCTGGTCCATGGTCAACGACTCTCGTTTTGGCGTGCGGGCCGATTCGGGCAGCTACACGATCAGCGGAGAAATGAGCATATCGGCAGACACGAACAACCAGGCGTGGCTCGATATCCGCTTCTCAACCTGCTACTGTTTTCCTGGCGGCGGACAGATCAATCTTTTCGGGATCGGCAATGTATTTGACGGGCTTTCGGCGAACAGCCCCGTGAACAACAAGGGCCTGGGCAACACGCTGCTCGGATACAACAATGGTTTCAGTTATCCCAGCGGCATTCCTTACCCTGCTTACACGACGCTCACGCCGCAGAAAGGAATTCCAAACGTCCTTGGCGGCCAGGAGCCGGATTTTGCCGCAGATGGTTATCCGGCCGTGCCTTACCGGCACGAAGATCTTTTCCTTTGGCCGCACGACTTCATTCTCGGCGTTCCCGGCAGTCAGGCGTGGAGCAGCCTCTATCAAGATGACGCCAACTCGCCCAGCGGGGGAGAGATACTTTTAAAGTCGAATGGGGTTTACCAGAATTTCCAGCAGGCATATCCGACAAATCCAAGCCACAAGGGTTTCTTCACGATCGGGACGAACTTTCCGGCAGCGAAGGGAACGCTGTACATCTCTCTTCTCTGTCCAGGCGGGATCACAAGCGCTGTTCCCCAAATCGAAATTCAATCTGTGGTGGCTTTCTCTCAAACCGTCACGTGCTCGGCGTCTCTTCAGACCTACACAATCCCGTTCGATTTCACCGGCAGGACGGGCGACATTGGCATAGGAAACGGCTCGGTTATAAGCGGCCACGATATGTGGGTCGCCTGGGCCTACATCGACATTGCGCCAAACATGCCGATCGGGACAAAAGTTGGAGGAACGCCGGTAGCGACAACCATCGCTGGTATAAGCCCATCAGTTGGAGGATCAGCGCTCGCCGCCGGCGCGTGCTCTTTAGTCTCTTCGAGTTTCACCGGCGCCAGCGTGGGCATGGCAGTGATGGCAACGCCGAACACTTACCCAGGTGATGCTTTCTACTGGAGGGCCTGGGTGCCATCGACCGGAACTGTGAATGTGACGGTGTGCGCCGCCATCGCAGGAACACCCACAGCGAGTACTTACAACGTAAGAGTTATCCAGTAAAAGGAGCAAATGATGAAGCAGCAAAGATTGAGAAATGCATGGCTTGTGCTGGCGATCGCGGCGGCACTCACCATCGCGGTAGGAGCTGCAGGCTATCGGCCCGCAAAGGTGGGCGCGTTCTATTCAAGCGACGGCAGCGGCGGCGATGGCACCTGGCTGCCCATGGCGGGATCTGGAGGCGTGGGCGCAGCGGTGGGGCGCGTGCAGCATGCCGGCATCTACTACTCAAGCGATGGCACCGGCAACGATGGCACCTGGCTGCCGTGCCCGTTGAATTGCTTTGGCAGCGCAGGCGGATCCGGCACCGTGAACTCAGGCGCCCTCAACCAGCTTGCGTATTATGCAGCCGCCGGCACAGCGGTAAGCGGCACTTCGGCGCTGCCCGATGGGATAACTGCGACCACGCAGCCGAGCACCGATGCGAGCACCAAAGTGGCCACGGATGCCTTTGTGGCGGCCAAGGTTCCCTCGGCAACCGAATGGACAAATGAGCTGGGTTCGCCAACATCGCAGGTGGTGGCCAACCAGACCAGGCTGTGGTCGATCTGGTTTCCCGTCACGGTGACGGCAAACAAAATCACCTATCGTGTAGCGACAGCGGACAATAGCGCAGCCCTCTACAGCCTGGGCATCTACGATGCGAGCGGAACGCTCGTGTGTCATGTGAACCCGACAGTCGGAACTACCTTTGCGCCGGCAGCAGGAAACGACATTACGGCATCCTGGACGGCTCCATGCACCGTGCAGGCCGGTTCCCGCTACAACGTGGGGCTTACCGGAAACGCAGGCACGGCCGTTCTGGCGGGAGCCACGCGGCGCTTCCTGCCTCAATGTACTGCAGGAGCGGCCACCAACAATGTCACATCGGGCGGAGCTCTGAATGCTTCGATTACCTACGTCGCAGACACTTGGAGCGATACCTGCGGACCCGTTTTTTTCTCTTTACACAACTGAGACATTCCTTCACGGAGTGAAGAATGGCAGAGCATGAGACAAGCCAGGAGGAATTGAAAGAGATCGAAAAGGAGATGCGCGATCGCTCTCACCAGCTGGCCGCGCTCATCCAGGCGCATGCTGCAGACCTGGCCGCCATCAAGGTTATCGCCGAACGGATGACCGACGTCACGACGGCCGTCTACGGCGACATGAAGAGCGGCATCGATACCGGGCTGCGCGGGGCAGTGCAGAGGCTGTACCAAGAGATGCGCGATATCGAACTGCGCCGGGGGCAGGATCGCAAACGCGAAGAGGAGTTATGGAACCAGGTCATCGAGCAGAACAACAAACAGAGCGAAGAGATCAAGCGGCTATCCAACTTCGCCGAACGCCGCGGCGGTGCGTTTGGCTTGATTCGTGAGATTGCTCAAACCATCACCGTTATCGCCGTCGCCGGCGGATTCATCATCGGAATCATTCAACTCTTAAGGGTGCACATATGAATCTCAGCTCAATCGGATTGAAACTTCTGCAGCAGTCGGAAGGTTTCCGCGGCGCGGTGTATACCGATATCGCCGGCAAGAAAACTATCGGCTACGGCCACCGCCTGCTGCCAGGCGAAACATTTCCAAATGGAATCTCACTCGCGATCGGAGCCAAGATCCTGGCCAAGGATGTGGCGATCGCAGAGGACAGCGTGCGGCGGCTGGTGAAAGTGGAGCTTACGCAAGGCCAGTTCGATGCCCTGGTGGATTTTGTGTTCAACCTGGGATCCGGACGCCTGGCAAGCTCAACATTGCTCTCCGATCTGAATGCGGGAAACTATGACGCCGCAGCCCATCAGCTCCTCCAGTGGGATCATGCCGGGCATGTGGAAGTGGAAGCGCTCAAAAAGAGGCGCGAGGCGGAATTCAACCTGTTCAATCAAGAGGAGGCAGCATAAATGGCTAGCGCAGGATCAGCCCTGGGCCAGGCCCTCGGCGCAGCAGTAAATCCAACCAGCGCGATCTCGAGCGCGATCAATCTCGGCAAGGATCTGATTGACAAGTTCATCCCGGATCCGCAGGCAAAGCAGGCTGCACAGATGCACATACTTGATGTGCAGACGCAGCTGCAGGAAGCGGCGATCGACCAGCAGAACAAGGTCATCGCGGCGGCGGCGCAGAACGTATCGAACGACCATTACATGATGTGGATGCGCGCGTTCTTCTGTTTTTCGATGACCATCATGTACATCTGGAATTACGCGGTCTGCCGGTTTTTTGGCCAGGCCCCGGTAGAACTTC